TTCTGCACAATAGTGGTGCCTAATTCCGAACCTCCTTCTCTAAATGCTCCTTTAACAAGTCCTTTGCTCCCGGTATATATGCCTTGACGGAGAGTTGCGGTTGGCAGCTGTTTTATACCTCTACCTATGTTCTTAAGGATAGTCATTGTACCTATTTTTTCAAAAAACACTTCCGCAAATCCAGTTAAAGCGGTATTGCTTAGCACTCTCCAATCCGCTATATTAAGCGCTTTGGTGTCTTTTTCCATTTCAGATTCCCTAATAGCTATCTCCAAGGGGTCTGCGTCGGGATTACTGTCTAGCCATTTTTTGTTAAGTAACATTCTGCTAGCTGCCTCCTTTTGAGTTATTGCATTACCCTCTAATACACCACCGGCTCCGCTCGCAAAAAACAACGGCAGAGCTAAAGGCCCTGTTGCAGCCATAGATAAAGATGGGGCTAAGTTTACTGTAGAATTCATTAGCCAGCTACCTACATCTGTTGCATTTCTTATTTCGTCAACGTCTATAGCGTTTTGGTTATTAGCTGTTTTTGCGGCTAAATCCTGAGACAACGAAGTAGAACCTATTTCCGCGTCTAACTGTTCGGATATTTGCCTTAAAGGGACATAGTCCACACCTGGCAAAATAGCGTATTGATTTTCTCCCACATAGCTAGAAAGAGTCATTGCTGCAAAACCAATGGTCTGCCCCAGTGAACTAAACCCTAAATTTAACTGGGTCATTCTATTGTAGTTCTTTTTAAGATCAGCTATAGCTAATGGAATGGTTTCTGCCCTGTCTAGCAAGCCTATTTTTTCAGCTTTGCCCTGCATTGCCTGCACTCTACCCTGCTTGTCTAATAATTCAAGCTGCTGATTTTGTAAGCTAACATATTCTTCTTGTGTAGGATTAGCTTCGTATTTTTCAATGGCGATATCAAATGCGTCTACGTCAGTTCTAAAATCCTCTATAGTTGTGCCTAGATTAGCTATTGCTTTATTCTCATCAAATACCAAAGCCGTGTAATCTAATCTTTCTTCTGGGGTAAGATCTGCGATATAATTTCTAGACTTTTTATTTACTTCTTTTTGTTTTCGGTTTATATTCCAGGCTGCAAGTGTAGAATCATCTACTTCCGGTATTACGCCACCCGCTTTCCATATTTTATAATTTTCAAATTCATTTGGGTTAGAAAAGTTTTCTGGCCCTATTTCTACGGCGCTACTCCTCCCGCCCCTTGAGCTGAGCAGCTGAGCGTCCAACTCCATTTGTTTTACATCTTCAAACTCATCAACTTGTTCCTCTCTGAATAGATCTCTTTCTTCTTTTTCAGACAGATCTTCTACTTTAGTAGCTTCTACATAATCGTTAGCAAATCCTACGCCTACATTTTTCCTAGCCTTTTCGGTGTAATTAACGTCCGCATTTTGTTTTATAAAGCTATTAAGCTTTGCTATATTTATTTTTAATTGCTCGTCAGTAACGTCCTTTCCTACTTCGGTAATATTATCGCCACCAAAAAACTCATCTACGTCCATGCCTCTTAAAAGCCCCTTCCTAAGTGCTCTAGCTTTCGTAAGCGGATTGCCACTTAAAAGTAAATCACTAAAGCCTAAATCTTCTTCCGCTCCTTTAGTTAATTGAATAGCATCAAGATCATTATAGGTGCTAGTGGTGTCTACTGTTAAGCCAACGGAGGCTAAACGATCATACATTTTAGCAACTAGTTCATCTTCAGATAGCCCTTTTGATTCTTCAAAGGTAAAATAATACGGTGTAAGAGCATCCTCAATTTCTTCTTGCTCTACTGATTCCGAAGAAGTATCTTCCAACACGTAATCCCCACTCGATGCTGGTGCTACTTGAGGAGTTACAGACGCATCGGTCTCCGCATCTCCGTTCTGAAAATTTTCAGTAGGTGGTGTTTCTTCAACGAGTACCGCGCCTGGGTGTTCCGCTAAAAATTTATCTAAATATTCGGGCTTTACATTAAATTGCTTTGCGTTTATATCTGAAGATACTTTATATCTAGGCATAATGTGTATTTATTTATTTTAATATTATTTAATTATGGAGTTCCTGGAACGTAATCTGGAATTTCTTGGGCTACACGGTTTTTAACTGCATCATGCCTTTTTTTACTAACCGCTATTTTTTCGCCATTAGAAAATACAAGGAAATGTTGACCCGTGTCTGGATCAAGGTCAACGTTAGTTGCTTTGTTATCTGCATGTCTAGAGGACCTGTTCTCTTTAGCCTGCTTCTCGTTATAACCCTCTTGTCCAGCTTCTCTGCGGGATGTAATTAGCCTGTCTATCAGCTTCTTTTTTATTTCCTGAACTACTTCCCCATTGTCTGGGTTTTCTTCCCACAAGGTTCCTAAATCCTCTGTAGGAAATTCGTCTTCAAAATCGTAGATAAATGACCTTAAAGCGTCTTGACTAGCAAAAGCGCTTTCCAATTCTATTCTGTATAATTTTTCAGATTGAGGACTAACCAGATCACCTGCTTTTCGCACAGATTCGTTTTTAGTAAGTATATCCCCTCCTAATTTATAATCTTTTAATAGAGGCGGAGATGTATCATTATATGACTTTATTTCTCCATCGATATTAAATCCTATATTACCACCATCCATTATAGTAAACGGAGCATCCATTTTTTCATCGCTAACTCCATCGCCGTCTGCATCCTTGTGGCCATACATTGATTGATTTAGGTACATTAAAGTATTTTGTCTAGTATTTTTAGGATCGTTACCACTAGAATATACTCCCCCAACCATGCCTTCAACAAATTCCACTTTGCTTTTTTTGTATGATTTTATTTGAGACGCTAGGTTTTTAAAGCTATTGTTGACACCATTCATTATGTCTACTTGTGCCATATACTCAGATGAAGTCGTATCGGTCATTCCAGCCAATGCTTTCGCTGCCTCAGCATATTTATTTCTTTCTGAACCTAAAAAGGTACGCATCGAGCTAGTTTCTGCCGGGGAAAACGAAGTAAAGTCCATGTCTGTTTTCATCTTGCCCATTAAAGAGGTAACCCTAGATTGGTACTTTTCATTTTCAGTAACAATATTAGGTTTTTTAAATCCCCTTGCTGTAAGACCAGAGCTCGCAAACCCTTTGCCTATTTCTACTCCCGCATTTACAAACTTTTTAGCTACTCTACCCGCTCCTGTTATTAATTGATTATTTGCCATAGTTTATTTTATTAGCTAGGGTTTAAGAATCCTTGAACACCTTCACCCATTCCTCCGCCTGCTCCAAAGCTAGCAGCTCCTCCTATCATACTACCAACGCCCCCTAGTATAGCCCCAGTTGCCGCATCTCTTGCTTCATTTGCTGCGCCTAACCTTTGTTGAGACATACCGAGCATTGTGTCTACCTTATCTTTTTCCGCCGCCCTAGAAGCGTATTCGCCTTGTATTTCTTGTTGTTGCAGTTGGCCAGCCATTTGCCTTTCAGCTCTTTGATTGCCGGCTTCTTGTCTACCTATGTCTGCAGACGCTGCTTGGGCCGCATTGCTTTGTGCTCCTGCCATCGATTGAGCTAAAGCTGCAATACCAGATCCTCCAGCTGCAGAAGACAGTTTATCCATAGTATTAGCAAATCCTCCCGCTTGTTGCTGAGCTTGAAATTCAGCTGCCTGAGTATTGACCGTAAGGTCTTCCATGGTATTTTCCATGTTTTTGTTTAGGTTAGAGGTATCCGCTCCTTCCATTCTTGCTTTATTTCTGTTAAACTCTGCTTGCGCTGCCGCTTGTTCTTTTTTTCTACCTTTACTGCCTATTATACCAGAAGCAATTCCAGTAAGTCCTGACACAACGCCTCCTATGGCTCCTATCATATCTTTGTATTTTATTATTATACTTTTATTATTACGTGTTATTTACTGCTTTCAAATATCTCAGATCCAACTAAAAACAATTCAGCGTAATCTGTTGAGTCATTCTTAAATTGAGCTTCGGCATAATAGCCTTTTAATCCACTTGTGTTAATCAAAGCTGTCTTGCTAAATAATATAAAGCTACTTGTAGTTATTGCGGAACCCACTATATTGGGTACTAAATCCGCTACAATTTGATCCGGTATGCCTGGCCCCGTGCGAAGCACTTGCGTGATGGGCCCTATAATTAGTAAGGTTTCACCGTTAACATCGTTAGAGTAATAAGCGGTATCTCCTACCTGCACGGAAGCATTCAAGGGCTGGTTGAAGGTGAGTGTAACTTGGTTAGGCATAATTATTGGTTTTGATTATTACAGATGGTACAGGTAGCAAATGTGCTCACTTGGTTTTGGAATCCTTCGTCTATATAGTATGTAGGCGTTTCTCCACTTGCAAAAGTGCCTAAAGTAACACATAATTTCTCACCTGTTGCGGTAGACTTTATTTGTACAATATTACCAGTAGCATACGGCACATTAACTAAACTACCTAATTGGCTTTGGTTTGTCCCCCCTGACCAACCGTCAGCATCGCTAACATAGTAGGTTGTTGCTCCTCCGCATAATGTAGCATTCCATGCACCTCCATCCGATACGTATTGATCCAAATCTAAGGCACTGGATGTGTTGGTAATTCCTACAGATGTTACATTAACTGAAAGTGTTGATGTTATAATAGTAGGCACTGTTGAATTATCCACTACAAAACTAGAACTAATTACATTAAAATCCCAACTTCCGCCGACAAGACCGCCTTGATTTGTCCAATCTGCAGGAGGAGGTATAGAATCAACTGTAAGGATACTTGTTGAACTACCCGTGACTATAACGTTAAAAGGAGAAGGCTGACTAGACCCTGGTAAAAGTGTAATAGTAGTTGCGGCGTCCGGAGTTATATTTGTATTTGCACTAGTAAAAGCAAAACTTAATGTAGAGTCAACATATTGATTTAGTGTAAACACAGATGGTTGTCCTGTTAGACAAGGAACATAAGGAGGAACAGTGCAAAAAGTATTCGCTAGATCCCCTGTTAAAGTTACCGTGTACGTTGTATTAGCTGTAACCGAAGGGAAAACGACTGGAACAACGAACGTTCCCGTGCTATCTAAAGTGCCAGAAGCATTTACCGGAGAAAATAAGCCAGAAGACGTTATATTTAACGCCCAGTTAGCACCCTCTACGCCGTTTACGGTAAAGTTTCTAGTTTCTCCTCCCGTAGGCACGGTATTGCCAACCGGGAAGGAGTATGATGTTATTTTTACAGGTGGATTATAAGTTACCACTGCGTTTGCTGTTAAGCATATATTGTCTCCGCTTACTGAGTTTCCTGGAAAAGTATAAGCAATAGTAAAAACAACTTGCTCTATTTCCCCGTTAGCGTCATAGGACGGAACCCCCGTAATTGTATAATCACTGGCCACACCGTCTACAACAGTTAAGGTAGGCATTGTAGGAAAGTAATATGTTGTATTTGCAGTTACAGTGTATGTGCTAAAAGTTGTAGTTGTCCCATAATCTCCAGTAGCGGAATATGAAACGCTAGGTGCCCCTTGTAAAGGAATTTTAACATTACTTACGCTACATTGGTCTATTTGTCCAGATACACTAAGTAGCGAAGGTCTAGCAAATCCTGATCCACATATTTCAATAAATACATTGCTACTAGGCATTACCGATGGGGAATCGTATGTTATTATGCATGTAACCGTTCCGCTACCGGCATTGTTTAAAAATAATACGCTATTGACATATTGAGGGTAAGGCAATGTAGGCGAAAAATCAGCTGCATTCAATGTATACCCTGGTAAAGGCGTTAAAAGTAACTCCGTAGTTGGATTATTTATTGACCAATCGTTCCCTGCGGTTTCATAAAAGCTTACTACCTCAAATGTAAAGTTATATAGTGTTATCATATTATTATTATTTTATCTTGGAGTAAAGCAATCTGTGTCTAAACTATTAACAACTAAGAATTCTGTTTGAATAACATTTACCACGTTAGCCCTGCCTATACCCTGCACACTAAACTCCCTTGAATCTACATTGTTGTCGCAATTTGTTGTATAGAAAGTGTCCATGCCCCTTATGTAGTTAAATTTTTTACCTTCCTTATCTATAAATTCTTTTAGTTGTCCTTCTTGCAAGTCTGTAACAATAGAATTAACATACCAGCCTTCTGTTTCTCTTACACGAACAGGTGTTATATTTGCTGCTTGTATTTGTGCTAATGAAAACCACTGCGGATTTGGAGCATTTGTATTTGTGTACGAGTATTCTTTAGAGTCAGTACCACTATAGTTTAAAGTTTTGTACCCTTTAACCATAGCTGGGTTGTCATTAAATATAGTATTAAAAGAGCTTTCGTAGTAAGGTCCAATAAGTTCAGAAGCTCCAGGGCCTACTCCATAAAAAGTGTTGTACAAAGGATTAGCTGCATGCTCATATATTAATCCGTTTTTAAATGTATAATAAACGTTGTTTATATATGTAGCTGATTCCGGCACATAGACTTTTCTTGAAGTAAATCCGTTTATATCTTCCTTAAATGACACAGTCGTGCTGGTAGTCGGTAAACTATTAACAAATTGATTACACAGTGGGTGCTTGTTAAGCCTGTCAAATGTCCCTGCTCCTAAAGTTTGTTGCCAATAAGGAGTTAGAGCGTTTAAGGATATATTGTAGTTTCTTTTCTGAACATCGTAAGATCCTATTATAGTTTTATTAACATTTAAGTTATCTGAAAAGAATGAGTGCATGCCGTAATCAGATATATCCGTTATACCGTCGCCTGACAATCTAAGTACCGAACCTCTATTGGCATCAGTGTAATACATTCTAAAACCAAATTCCGCAAATGACTCAGGGTTAGTGGCTATGCCGAATTCCCCTTGAAATGTTATAGTCTGTCCCAATACTGCTGCGTTGGATGTTAAGTTAGTGCTGCCGTCTGCATTAAATAAAGCATCTTTCTTGGCTAATATTTTCATTGACTTGTTTTCACACAGGGTAATTAAATCAGTGTCTCTTGTGTGTAGTTTCTGTATACTGCCATACTCTGGGTTTACGTCTTTAGTAATGCCTTCCGCTTGTATAAATTGATTTAAGTTATTTGTACTTGATACGGAGTTAAATATTTGCGAGAATATAAGGCCTGTGGATCTATGCTCCTCCGTGTAAGGCGCATCCAGCGTTGCAGAAGCTTTGACACCATCTCCTATTATAGGTTGGTTAAAATCGTCCCTAATGCGATCCGACTCAACACCATTTGCAAATGAATAACAATTAAACCAAGTTAAATCTTGGGTTTGTCCAAAATCACTTATGTCATAAACACCCGGAGCTTCCCAATATATATCTAATTCAGCAGCTTCTTTTGGTTCCGTTTCAAATATAGCAGGGCTAGAGCTAGAAAAAGTATCATCATTTGGGTCTGATGCTAAAAACTCTATACCCACGTATGCAAGTGGATTAGTAAAATTATATGCTGAGCCGCTGCCTTCAATAATATTTGGAAGAGTGGAAGGATTCCAAGGGAGTGCTGTTGAGCCGCCTTCAAGTTGTTTAAATGTAAGTGTCCACCTAGCGTATTGGTTTGTCTGCGCGTCCCAAGCATCATTTCCTGAAAGAGGGCCTGAGTTATTGGTGCAGTCATAAGTAGTTCCGAGATTAAGCTGGCTATTAGTCACAACATAAACAGTCCCAGTGGGATCTTCTACGCCATTGCCTATATCTACAAACCTAAACATAGTTCCTACTGTATTAAGCTGCTCCAGTAATCGAGGATTCCGGTCCACTATACCGTGGGCATGGCCATTTGTAGTGTTGGTTCTGCCCGCTCCGTATCCGGTAGCATCAGTTATAACTATTTTCCCTTCAATGTCTGTTCCCTGCCCCCTGCTTTCGCATTTAGGGTTAAATCTATCAATGAATATTCTACCTGTTTTACCGGTGGCATCGACCTGAGGCCAAGTCCCTCCTTCTTTCCAGAAACTGCTGTTAAATTCACTAGCGGAACTAAAGTTCCAAAGCGGGGCAATAGCTTTTCTAATAAACGTATTATTATTATTTCTAGCTGCCTGTATTTTTTCTCTTAGTATATTATCTGAGTTCACTTTAACAAAAAACCTACCAGTAAATTCTGCTTTTTTAGTATCTGTTAAGTCATATAATGTTATACCTGTACCAATAGGAACTGCCCCACTGGAAACTGTAGCAAAATCTACGTCTGGTCCAAATGCCGGAGAAACCACCATCCTAACAAATGCTTGCGTCCCGTCAAGTGAAAAAGTAGATATTTTATAATAATCACTTACTTGACCAGCAGATCCTGTTACTCTTAATTGTAAACCAGATTCAGTACGAGTTTCTGCTCCAAAAGCAACATTAAAGTCAATTTTACTGACTTGCAATTCGTTGCCTCCTTCTACTGGTGTAGCTCCTTGCCCACCGCCAAAGTCGGTAATAAGATTTCCTTTACCTAGTCTTTGTTGCGTTAAAAACAAGGGAGCTTCGTTTTCTATAGCTATCACTTTATATCTGCTTTTTTCAAAAACAGGTATATTGTTATCGTGTTCTTTTTTTAGTATCAGAAATGTTTCTTCGTCCACTTTATTTCTTTCTGCGGACGGAAATGAAAGCCATACATTGCCATCTTCTGCGTCATAGAACCTATCCAATGCCAAGTTGTAGTAATCTCGTGAAGTTTCTTTAATATAGTACTTGTAGTGGCTAAAGGATTCATAGCCAGTAAGTGTTTTATATTGGGGTGGGTTACCTATTAAACTTACTCTTATATTGTTTGCGCTAGCAGAAGATGCTTTTTCTACAACCAAAGAAGCACTATTGCTCGTGAGCACAGGTGTTGTTCTGCCGTATTTATCCATATATGCCACTCCTATTTGATAGGTGCGCATTGTTTTAATTGATGGGTGTACTAATACGTTGTTTGTATTAACATAAGTAGGCCCTGTGTTCTCAGTGGATATAGTCCTAGAGTACAATCCAACCGACATATCTGTTTTGTAGGGAACTTTGGTAAACGGAGTGCTTAATGTAAAATTTTGAACGTAGTTGCCATATATTAATCTATTTGCTGTTACTTCTTGAGCGAGAGCTCTGCGAGGCACATTGTCATAAGGTCTTAATAGCTGGTTGCTTTGTATTACAGAAGTTATTATTTCCGTCTTTATTTCAAAAGTGTTGTTTTGCCAACCTGCGTCTGTAGACTTAAACCCATCAACAACATACACGTTAGCATTGTTCGATGCCTTGTAAAGTATTTCTACTTCTTCAACATCTCCTGGCATATCCGCAGGTATAAAATTAGATATAGTTAACTGCCTAGTATTGTTAGTCATACCAAGGTTATAACCCTCTTTTGGAGAATAGTCAAACTCCCCTGGCAAAAAAGCTACATTTGAAAAAGCAGAGTAAGCAGAAACCTGATTGTTCTTATATTTCCACCTTGTAGCGAATCTGGCAAACTTGAATTCAAAAAGCGGTTCTTGCTGCTCGAGTATTACGTTATATAGTTGAGGGTTTGTTGTATCCGCCCCTGTTGTACTTGGCCCCACGCTCAACACAATAACATCAGCCCCTGTTTGTGTAGCCCCTTCTTCAGGTGGAATAATCCCTGCTATAGAGCATCTTATTTCTGCAACTTCTGAACCGGTTTCGCCTTCATTATCAAGAGTTAGTATAAGTACATCTCCCTCTCTATAAAAAGGAGGGGTCTGGTTTTGTGCCCAGGTTAATGTTTTTTCAGTACCGGTAGACACTGGAGTAGCAACTCCTGCTCCATTTAAAATCATAAAACTAGCGTCCGTAGTAGTAGATATATTAACAATATTGCCCTCATTATCCTCCTGCGCAACTGAAGATAATGATATTGTAGGCGGATTTAATGGATACTTTTTTATTACAGTAATATCTTGCTCAATAAAATCTCTCCCATATATTCGCGAGTGTGTGCTAAAATCAGGGGTTGAATTAACCCAATCCTTTATGGTTATACTTTTGGGCTCAGTTTGGTTATCTGTCCACATTAGTATACCCTCTATTATATTTATACCTGTTATTAAGTAATCCTTACTAAAATTAAGGATACCCTCGTCATAGTCTACTATTAACGGGGCTGTTACTTTTGTTACGGTATTATACGAAGCTATAGCACTAATATCACCTGGGCCTGAGGCTATAAACCAATATATTTCATCTGAATTTCTGTCAGCTACAGAACCTATACATACTGCGTCATTAATATCGTCGTCAATATAACCACTGGTCCACAAAGTTCTTTGCTGCGTAACTGGATTATATGTTTTATACCTTAGCTCTAAGTTACCTTTTATATTTTGAAAAGTACCAACCTGTGAGCTATCAGAAGAAGCTAACTCTAAATTTAAAGCATCTCTATATTCTCCGTTAGGAACAAGCCTTTCATCAAGATCTTTGTTCATTTTACCCGAGGTAAATGTGCGTATTAATTCTGCCATTTAATTTTAGTGTTTAATCCATTTTGATTGATTTCTAAATACCTGTGCCATTAGGTCTGACTTAAGCTCTGACAATCTAATTTTAGCGTTTCTTCTCGCTGCTGAAGCAACCTTCTTGAATCTAGCAACTAAATACTCTTGTACGTTAGATCTTGTAGATAGTATAGAATAAGCTATATACTTTTCTATTGCATCCATCGCAAACTTATGAACAGTCATATCCTCTGCAGTACTTAATCCGTCACTTATGTACTTTAATGTAACTATTCTTCCTCTTATATCTGAGCTAAATCTAATTACCCCGTTTATTCTATCAATGTAAAAAGTACCGTTTGCTTGAGCTTGCTCTGGGTTTATACCGTATCTTCCGCCATAAGCGTAAAGTGCTAACAGGTCTGGATTGTTTACTAAATCCCAGTTACCGCCGCCTGCTCCCGCCAAAGGGAAATTACTTTTAGCATTCCATCTTTTCAATGTTTCTGACTCATCCGCTAAAGGTATATTACCTTCATTATCAAAAGTATACTCATAATCACTATCTTGTATAATAGCATTTGGATTACTTGTTAAATCGGTTTTATATATTATTCTTTCTATACCTCGGCTATCTGTCCAAGACAGCTTTGTGTAATTAACATAATCTTGCGGTAACACCATATATAGCCCCGGAGGTATCTCAATTTCTATTGATTTATCCTGAGGCAGTGTATCAAAGCTAAACTCCTGGATAGCTCGCTGCGCCCAATAAGCAACATCAGTTCTTTTTACTTTGGTTATTAGCTTATCCTGCCCAACATAGGCAACTATAAAGTTGTTTATAATATCTGTTATGCTAACAAACTGGTAATCACCGTAATTTTCATCACCACTATCCCATACGCCGTCTGCTCCTAAGTAGTATTCTTCTGGAGTTTGATTTATTAATGCCATATATTACGCTTTTTCTTGTTGGTTTGTTTGTCCTTCTATTTGGTTTGCTATTTGGTATAAACCTATATCTTTCACTAGCAGCCCTGCAAATTCTAATATTTTAATAACTAGCTCTGTTTCTTCGGACTCATGTAGCTGGAAATTTACTGATTGAGATGCGTCATACAAAGCTTCATTGTAAACCATTTGGTATGCCCATGCTGCTGGTGTGGGTTCTTTTATATAATTACATGTGACATCCGTAGTTAACTCACTATTACCATATACTCTATATCCGTTTTCGTTGGCTATAAATATTGGTCTTGAATTAGATGGTTTTGTGTAAGGTGATTGGTTTATGTATATAAACTCATTAAAGTTTATTCTCTCTGCCTCAGTAGGCACTATTGTAGTCACCACTGTGTTAGGCACAGGATATAATGACTTTGAAGTTATTGTGTTATTGTACACTATGGTTCCTAATCTGTATAAGTCAGCAGGTATAGCCCAGTGAGTTCCCCCGTATACTAAAGCGGCGTTTTTTTCGAAAATGTTTATTTTTTCGTTCAGAACATTGAGCATGTCAGAAAACTCTGTATCATTGCCCGGCACTCTACCGAATTGGTTGATGTCGTAAAAATATTGTTCAAATATATCTAATTGCGCTTGGTTTGCAAATAGATTAAATTCTTGTGGGGTAAGATACCCTCTTTGTTCTTTGTTGAGTATTGCTAACACTCTTTGATAAACAGTATCTACGCTTACAGCCATAATTTGTTTTTTATTTTATATAGTTATAGGCCACCTTTCAGCAGCCTATTACTATAAAGGTGACTAGTTTAGTCTTTTTTCTATTGCCTTGTATATTTCCATACCTTCGTCTGTTCTAAAAAATGCAGACAAAGCAAAGTAAGGATGCTCATCAAACGGCACTGTCATTACTTTTCTACCGGTATTTCCGTATGTAAAGGTTCTTTGATCTTGTGATAAATTTAATATACCCATTTCAACAGCTTTTGCTCCGAAACTTCTTAATTGCGTATTTTCATCCGTAGCCAATTGTATAAATAGGTTTGGATTCTTTTTAGCAAAAATCAATACATCTCTTTTTATTTCAGAAGATGATAGTTCTGTTACAGATGCACCCATTTCAACGCGTAAGATAGCCTCTGCTTCATCAACAGTTAAACTCTTAGCTAGATTCAATGCTTGTAATTCAAACTCAATCCAGTCAACCTCATTGCTTGCTTGTTGTGCTGGTTTGTATTCTTCGTATATTCCACTTTTTAATGCTGGGTGATACAAAGATAATAGTTTTTGTAATACTACATTTTCTTTTGGAACGTTAAGTTTACCGTCTCTAAATACAATGCGCCCCATGACCACTTGTCCTTGCTGCTCATCTACAAAGCAGGATCTTTGGTTTGTCGCGTATCTTAGTTCTCTTTGGTAACCTAACTCTTCATCAAAATGTAATAAACTTTTTTTATTACCATGCGATGTAGGCAAGGTAAAAACCAGGGGCTTCGATCTTGTTAGCTCATATAGCCTGTCTTTAATAACCCACTCGTTTTTTGGTTTTTTTATTTCAGCAATTGGTTTAACAACTTGCTTTACTTCTTCCTGAGGAGCAACCTCAACTTTGCTTGCTGTAGCTTTTTTAGCCATAATATAATATAATATAAATGTTAATAATGTATGACGATAGCCTGTTACTATTTAATATAACTAGCTACTGTCGCTAATAGTAGTAATAACTACCCCCGTAGATTCAACGAGGGTAATCATTACAATAAACTTACTACAATGTATTTTTTAGTAATACAAAGTTGTTAGCTGCTTGAGTACACATAGTTCTTTCCGATAGGAAGTGAACATTCATTGCATCCTCGTCACTTGTGTAGTTTCCACCAACTGAACCAGTTACCCAAGATTTCAAACGTCTGTCATCAGCTTCTGAAGCTCTATAACGGATATGTAAGAAAGGTCGTGAGATGTTTTGTCCTAATTGTTGATCATATACAGTAGATGTTCCTGCTGGAACTATTACTCCTGATATATCTGAAATAAGTCCACGAGTTGTAGAATCATTTAAGTATTTCCAGTCTGTCTTGTAGAAATCGTAAGATCCTCTACGGAATCCTGAAAATCCTAAATTCAACGCCATTTCTTCAGAGTTTTCAAATACACCGTAAGATGTACCACCTGCTCCATAAGAATTTTGTTGTGCCAACATATTATCAATGCTTAAAGAAGTACCGCGATCTAAGAACATCATGTTCTCTTCAATCGCTCCTTGCTTATCAAGCTCTTGTAATATAGTGTCAAATTGCGTTAAACCCGTAGCGGCATCAAAATCTGGATCGTTAAATACTAGTCCTCTAGTTTCTAATGAATCAAACAAACCTTGCATACCTGAGATAGTAGCGCCCGCTGCGTCAGTGAAAGCACTTTGAGCATCTTTGGCTTCAACCATAGACATCTCTAAGTAATCTTCAAAACGAATTCTAGACTCATGCTCAGACTTTAGGTACCATAGGTATCCTCCAGTTCCGATCTCAGTAGTAACTTCAACCCATCCGATTTGAGCAACGTCTGATCCGTTAACGGCATATTTGTCTCTTAAGATGATTGGCTTGTTACTGAAAGTTGTAAAAGAAGCGTCAACTGAATTACCAGCTAAGCTAGATCCTTTACCATACTCAGATCCATATACGAATAAGCTAAGTGGCGCTCCTGATGTTGCCCCTGCTAAAGCTGCTGGTAATTGACCATTGGCAGTATCATATACTTCAATGTTATACGTTTGTAATCCACCTGCTAAAGCCCCTACAGACTTTACGAAAGCTTTTACTGTAGTGTTGCCTTTAGCTACTACAATTGTCATACCAGGTCCTAGTAATGGCACTTTGCCATCTGCTCCAGGAGAAGGTAATATAATAGTTTTAGCTGCGGCTGCACCAGAAGTAGCAGTATCGTAAGCAATGTGTAGTCTTCCTTGTTCTGACCAAACTACTTGATCCGACGCCATAGGCATCTCTGCTCCGACCATACGTAAAAATCCGGTGATTGTTCTGTTTCCATAACGCTCAATTTCTTTTTCGTATACCTCAGGTAAAAATTGTTGTGCCCAATCCATATCCGCGAGAGCTAAATAGTTGTCTCCGAATAATCCTTTTACAGGGCGTGGTGTTAAATGTGCCAGGTTAGCTAATGTAGCTGGCGCTGTTGCAAATGCCATAATTTTTGTTATTTAATGTGTTTAAATGTTTTGATTTTTAATTTTGAACCACTTCCCCCGGAATCAACAGATCTAACTGACCAACCATTCGGTGCTTTAACATCTTCGTGAACGCCTCTCGCGCCCATTTGTACGTTTTTCGAATTGGTTATACTCGTTTTCATTGCATCGGCTTTGCCTTGCTCATAAAAATGATTTGCAATTGAATCTGCATTCATAGCTGTAAATAATCCCTTATGGTAACCCGCAGCATCTGACATTGCATTATCTTTGTCTAAGAACTTCTTGACGAAATTGTTAATGTCACTTTGGGTCTCCTTAACAGAAGGAGCGTCTTTAACTTTAAAACGGAATTTTTTGTCCCCAACCTGATAATCAAAACCTTTGAAATCTTGGTTAAAAACGTTTTCTGTTTTGTTTAAAAACACCTCTGATTGCTTTTTAGCTAATTGAGTTGCTGTTTCGTTTTCTTTTGTATAGCGATTGAAAAATTCTACCGCTTTCTTTTGTTCAGGCGCTAATCTAGCACCTCCACGAATTTCTTCGTAATATTTATCTTTTAATCCAGTAAGATGTGCTTTAGCTTTTGCTAGCTCTTCTCTTCGGGCTAATTTTTTTCTTTTTATGTCACGCTCCTCGTCCATATCCTCGTCATAAAGAAATTTGTCTTCCATTAAGAATTCAATATCTTCTTTATCTAAATGAGGTTTTGTATCTGCGTAATATTCTTTAAGTAATTGTTCTGCGTCAAGATCCTCGTAATTTTGATTAAGCTTAACGTAGTCTTCAAGAGATCCGCTTGTCTCGTTCATGAAGTCCACAACCTTCTGTATATTTTCTGGTAATTCAATGCCCGCGCTGGCTTCAACTACAGCTTGTTCAACCTGCTCAGCAAGTTCTTCCACTTGTTCCACAACCTCTTCTTCTGTTATCTCTTCTAAAACAGTGTCCTCGATTGCTGTTTCTAATACAGGTTCTGCTGGCGCCTCTGCTGGTGTTTCTGCAATTAGCTGTTCTTCAACTGGTTGCTCGATAGGTGTTTCTGCCACAGGCTCAGTAAATTTGCCCATGTCCAGTTTAATTGTTCCGTCGTCTCCCATTGATGTTGGGCTTGTATCCTCAACCGTGACTTCTGTTACCGGCTGTTCTGCAATTTCTTGATTTTCTTCCATGATAAAATATTATATAATTATTGTTACTATTATTATTATTACCTAGGATCGAACCCTCCTAAGCCAAATCCTCCGTCCATTACGTCATTTCCTGCAGACTCAAAGTTTTTAGCTGGAGAATCGTTTTTTCTTTGCTCGATCATTTCACTTTGTTGAGTACCTTGTATTCTTGTGCGTTGGTCCTTGCGATCCTCCATTTCCTTTTCTTTGGCTTGATTTTTGTTTACCTCAAGACCCTTAAGCTGCATGTTATACTGGAATTCTAATCCCATTAACTCTTTCTTGGCGGCTACTTCCGTAGACATTTCTTGTTGTCTTAATTGGCCTTTGAGTTGTTCTAGTTGTGCCTTAGTTTGAAATAGAGCTTGATCTTTTTGTATTTCTGCCTGAGCAGCAACCTGTTGCGCTTGAGCATTTGCCTGGGCTTGGGCTTGTATATTAGCTTGTTGCTCTGCCTGTAACCTAGCTTGTCGTTGCTTCTGCTTAACTTTTAGCAATTGGTTTGCTAGCTTTATATTTTTAACTTCTCGTATGTCAATAGCATCAGATAAATCTATAGATCCTTGTTGTAAAGCAACCTGAACATTGTTTTCAAGCATAGCGGATTCTTCTGCGTCGGGCATTAGTTCAAGGGATATTCCAAAATCGTGCATGTATAAATCCGACATTTCCTCCAGGATACCTACATTAAATTTACCTATTTTGGTTATAAATGCTTCCTTAGCTGGATGATACTCTATTATATCCGATATTCTAAGTGACAAACATTCACAAAGCTCTCTTGTTAAATACAACCCAGAGTCAAGTATATGCCTTGTTGCAGTGTTTGAATTTGCTGCTGCTAATTTTTGTACACCTACTAATGCTCTAGAATCAGGTGTAGACCCGTCTCTTGCTTCATTTAATCCAGTTACATCTCTTATCATTTGAAGATAATAGTTGTACGTAGATATTAATGTTTGTAGCTTTTGACCACCACTACCAGTAGGTACTTCTTGTATAGGTACTTTACCAGGATTCATGTCTCCTTCTTGCGTAAATGATCTACCTATTATAGAACCTGTTTGAAAAAACATATTCAGTGCTTCCTGTGGATTGTAATTTGTGCCATTACCTAAATCAACCTCGTTGATTCCATCAGCGTCAAGATAAACACCATCAGGTATCATTCTTTGTAACACTTGTTGTAATTTCAAGTGAGTTAACTGTACCATATCAGCAAATCCTGTACACTTGCTTACTAATGATTCTATTCTACCCTTATACATTCTAGGGGCAGTAATAGCGTAATTCATTTTAACCTTAGACACATCGCTTTTGGGGCGCATCATGTTTTTCGCCATTTCCCATTTAAGCATAATATCAGTACCAACAATCATTACCCCTTCGTAAAGTACCTCAAGTGATCTTGACATTTTGCCAAATTGCTCCTCAAGCATTTCTACTGGTGGATCAAACTGATCGTCTCTTACTATTATCTTAGTTGCTCCTGTGGAAGTTTCTTTAACTTTGTATACTTCATTCATGTAAGTTTTATAATTAAAGTATAAAACCTGTATGACGTTTGAATCTCTATTGTTGTTATATTCGTTGCTGACGTTAGTATCAAAGACGCCGTAATTTTGTGTTCCTTGTTGCTGGATTCTTTCTAATTGATCCTGCGTTAAATTTGGGAATTGCTTTTTAAGCTCGTTTATTGGCACGAACTTAACTTCTCCCGCATAATATATGTCTTGAAAATAAGGGTCCTCAGTATAAGAATATACTAAATAAGCTGGATCAACGTAATCAATAGTTACTCCTTCTGATTCTGAAAAGTTATTTTTAACAGCTCCAATACCTAAAGTAGCAAGATCCAAATAAGTTCTCCTTTTTGTTAAATCATATCTGTTTTCGTCAAGTAATGTATTAAGGGCAGTTTCCTCCGCTATTTCAATACCTTGCTTGTAAGTAAGCTGCATGTGTATGTCAAGCTCTTCTTGTGAATCGGGTAATGTTTCTGGGGGGTTTTCAAAAAGATTAATACCAAAGTTTTCTTGCGCAAAATTGTTAAGCTCTTCCGTTTGCTTATCTCTTATTACGGATTCCATATAAGCAGATCTTTTACTTATACCGTACGGATCTTGTGAATAAGTAGTAATATCAAAAGACCTATCAGCAATACCGTTTACAACTATATCAACAAACTTTGATAGTATAGGAACGGGTTTCCAGTCTAAATTCAAGTAAGATAAATCCCCATTAATAGAAAGTTCGTCTTTATACTTCTGCACAGGCTGTTCACCTCTTGCATATAGCCTTAAATTATGAAAAGTATTTTGATTACTTCTATAGCGAGTTGTCCCTGTATTACTGGAAAACCATTCGTTTTGAATCGCTCTACCAACCTGTAATCCGTAACTCTCAGAAACTTTTTCTTGGTCACTTACCACCTGGCTAGGGAAAAAACTATTTACTGCATTTATCGCCATATTATCTTTTTATTATTTTTGATGCGTTACCTTCGTGGGTATATTTCGCAAATCTTAAATTAACAACTTGCTTCTGCCTAACATTACTAGGCCTATATAGATCTTTGTTGCAAGCCATTATGGCAAGCCCAGAGCTAATAGCTGCATCAAACTTCGTCCTATTATTTATATCAAATTTAGACCAATCGTTTAACGTTTCATTAAAATACATTGTCCCGTACTCCCCCTCGTCATTAAGCCCCACGTGTCTGTCTATATACATTTCAATAGCAGCAGCGTGTGCTTGTTTTATATCCTCACTTGAATTTGGTATTCCACCTATTTCTTT